GCTTGGTATCCGATTATCTGGTCTTCGAGCGCAGTGACGCGCTTATGCGCTAATACAGCGTGTGCGTATACAGCAACACAGGCAATGACTGCCAGAGTGATGCGCCAGTGCTTGAGCGCAAGTTCCAGTAGCTTCAGCAGTCCTTGCCATGCCTTCATCAGCCAGATCATGATCATTCTTTCAGCCACCCGTAGTATTTGTGAGTCTTAGCCTTGCGGTCTTCGATGCCATGCGTGCCACCGTTAATCGCTCTGGTCAGCAGGGCAATGTTAGCGTCAGTGACCTCATCGCAATAACGCCACAGCTTGTTACGGTCAAAGAAAAACTGTGCCGACTCAAACGCATACAGATCTGCGACATCGTCAGGATCGATCGTCTTGCCTACCCAGTCAGCGAACTCGCGGTAGTTATTCTTGCCAGTCAACTGAATCGCGCCACGACCACGGTAACGCCATCCGTCACCACTGGCTTCGTCACCATTGCCCATCCGATTAGCGTATGCGCGATTAGCAATGCGCTCTGGTTGGCGTGCGTACTGTCGCGCCTTCACAGCGTCAAAGTATTTCGGGAAAATCCGAAGCAGACCGTCAGCAGAGTAGTTCAGATTCTCACGAAAGATAATAAAGTTGCCAGTCTCATGCGCACACTGAGCAAAGAAGTGAGATGCCGACTCTGGAGTCAGACCGTAATGATCCATGCAAGCCTTCAAAGTCTGCTTGCCGAATACACCGTCTGGCTTTACACCGACCTTACTCTGTAGCGTCTTTAGCGACATCTTTATCCTTCCACATATCCCAGACGGCACTGGTGGTGATCAGGCGCAGGAACACATTGGTGACCAACAGCAACTGCACCGCAGTCTTTTCATCGAGCCATGCAAAGCCTTTGACCACGGCCTCGACTTCTGCCCACTCAATGACAGCGATAGCTGACACATTGAAGACAATCGTCTTCCATCCTTTTATGGCTTTCATTTCAGCAAGCCGAAGAACTTGGTGCGGTAAACTCAGACATCAGTCGTACCTCGCCAGATCATTTGGATTAATCATAAAGTCCTGCTGACCCATATTGGTCTCAGCCTGACCGCTTGTTGCCAGTTCTACCGCCAATTCTTCTTCGTGCATATTCTGGTTAGCGACCAGTTGCGCCTGCTTGAACTGAGCATCTAGTTTGATTCGCATAGCGTCATTCTCGACCTTTTGACGATCGGTCTGCGCTTTGTAGATTTCCAGTTGCGCCTTGTCAGCTTCGATGTTGATACGCGCCCTGTCGTTTTCTTTGTTCAGCTTTTCTTGAAGCAACATGGTCTGAGCCTGCTCAAGTTGCATCTTCTGCTCATTAATCTTGGTGGTCAGTTCCATGACGGCTTGCTCTGCCTGCTGTTGCATCATGGCGATCTGTTCTTCAAACTGCTGTTGCATTCCCTGCATGACCTCATCACCGCCTTCAGCCATTTCTTCTTCGCTCGGCTCAATCACGCCAGACTTGATTCCGATCTTGCGCAGACGCTTCTCAAGTTCATCGCTGTTCGGGATGTCCAGATTCTTGGCAAGCAAGTCAGCCACGACAGGCGCAAGCATTGGATTACCCATCATCTCAAGCAACGCTTCTGACGCTTCCTGACGCTGTGTGTTATACGATGCGCCAACGCTGACGCTGACATCATACTTGCCACTGGTGATGTCATTGGTGACAATCTGCTGACCTGACATCTGATCAATCTGGATCTTATTAATTTCTACCCACTTCTCGCCACCATCGATGCCCAGAATACGCACAACGCGCTCGGTGTCATAGATCTTCGGAATCAGATCCACAAGGATCTCGCCAGTGTAACGGATGGCACGCGACAGGTTATCGACATAGCTGTAGGTAGCCGTATCGCCTTCACGCTGTCGAGCCAGAATTGCACGACCACTGGTTTCATTACCGTTTGCGCCCATTGAAGCATCGAACTGCCCAGTGACCGCCTTGATGTCTTCAGCGTCATACTGGCTTGCAGTGATCAGTGCCTGTGGGATTTCCACGCCACCAGAACGCTGTGGCATACCGCCTGCTCGCGGATCTGGGTTATACGGCAGGAACGGCATATTCTCAGCATTGGCAGACTTCCACAGTCCTTCAAAGCCTTTGATCTGCTCAGGGGTGACCAGATACGGCACTTTAGGCGCATTGGCGATCGTCTCGATCATAGTCGTGCGATGGTAGTTGTAGACGCGCTGTGCGTCTTTGCCGAAGCGAACCATGCCTGAGTAATGGAACTCGCCATCGATGTCCACGATGTCGCCGTAGACTGGCACGATAGGAATGTAACGCCCTGCCCAGTCAGCTTCCTCGATCACGCCTTCGCCAGTCAGCAGAGCCATCTTGACCTTCGGCACTTCGACCTTGCGCTCTTTCAGCACAGTGATGCCGTTAGCTTCAAGCACCATGCGATCAGGGATCTCATCTTCGTACACGGTGTTGCCATTGCTCAACAGCAACAGATTCTTGTCTTCGTACTGTTTGTACCAGTATTCGCACAGCGTGACACTGGCATCATCGATCCAGTGTTGGATGTCATAGTTCGCGCCAGTGTAGTCAATCAGTTCATCGTTAGGGTACTTCTGCTTGAACTCATCCTTGCCGATGCGCGTAATCACGAATGCGTACTGCGCATCACGCCTGTCAAACTCTTGTGCGCTCGGATCGAAGTAGACGCTGAAAGGATTCGTGACCTCTTGGATCTTGATGTCCTGCTCGAAGCTATCGTTAGTATTGTATTCGGTCTTCAGTCGCCACACGCCGTAGCCACCAGTTACTGCCCATTCAAAGGCAGTGTCATAGGCTTTGTCGGCATTGCTGATCGATTCGATGTTGCGAATCAAACCCTGCATGATATCGGCAGTCTCTTTGTCGCCCTGCTCGACCGCACGCAGTTTGATCTGTGGTCGATTCTGACGCTGATCGCCAGTGACCTGACGGATGTGCTGACGCAGACGATTAAACTCATAGCATGGGCGAGTCTTGCGCTTGCGCTTCTGGTACTCATCCCACTGCTCGCCCTGAACAGATACGAACCGCACATCATCCAGAGAGCGTACACGATTCTCGCTGTCAGCTTCGATGCTCAACTCAAAGCGAGTGCGCATCTCATTCATGAACTTGTCGTCTTTTTTAATCATTTACACAACTCCAGATGATAGCCAAGACGCTGTGCGTCTTTTGCACCAAGTATACGGTTTACATATGTCACATTGCCAGACCCTGAGTCAACGCGCTCTTGTGGGAAGACAATGTAGGCTTCCGATGTAACGCCAGAGATTCTGACCAGAACAGGCACGCCATCGAGCGTAGCCTTGTGGCAGTCAGAGCCAAGCCGTAGCGAATCATTGCTCATGCGAAGTCGGTCTCTATGTTTGTAAAGTCATACACTGGTGCGAATGTGTGCATCAACTTAGACGATATGCCGAAGTATGTAAAGCTATCACAGCCGTGAGATGCCCAGTTATGTAACGGAGTCTGCCTACGCATCTGGGTGCGACTATTGATATCCCAACGCCAGTTGCGTAACGCCCTGATCCCGTCACGGCACTTGACCTCATCGAACTCGCACTGCCCGATGAACAGCTTGCCTGCGTGTATACGGTCTTCGATGCTCATGTTCGGAGTCTCGGAAGGCGTGATGCCATGCTGACGGAAGACATCGTCTGGGCTTAAGCCAGTGGCGAACTCCCTGTGCCTGCTGTCGTGTGGCGTGAAGTGACCACCATAGATGTATGGCTTTTCTTTCAACATCTTCACATAGAACGGTGCGCCTTCGTCAGTGCCTTCAAAGTAGTCAATCATGCGCCATCGCGAGCCTATGCGCTGACCAAACCAAACTGCCGTAGAATCGCGTACACCGATGTCAAACGCTGTAAAGACCGCCTGAGTCGGATCGTAGTCGAATGTCCCGATGCGCTTGTCCTCGTAGACCTTGTCCATCTCTTTGCCAAAGATCGCGCCTTCAGCGAGTGTCCTCGGCTTGCCTTCCCAAATATTTGCATAATCAGCAGGGTTGTGTGTAAGTGTGTAGAGTCTCTCATCTTCCAGTACCTTCGGGAAAAAGGGATTATCTACATAGTTCATTTCCACGCTGATGCAGTTGTCAGGCTTGTTCACCACGAAGCGAGTGTAGGTAGGATCTTCTTCCAGATCAGGGTTAAAACTGATCCAGATCTCGCTGTCTGGCTTACGGATGGTCGGTAGCATGATGCGCCACGACTTCTCTGAGCAGTTCTGTCCTTCCTCGACCCAAAGGATATCGTAGCCTTCGTATGACTTCAGCTTACCTACAGAGTTATGGTGAAAGCCAGTGAAGCTAAACAGTGTGCCGTTTGCGCCACGGATCTCATTCTCGGTGATGCTGTAGAAGTCTTCCATGTCGAGCAACTGGATCTGGTCGCACAAGAGCCTGTGTACGGAGTCCTTGATGCTGTCCTGTACCTCACGCCCACATAGGATGCGTAGCGTCTCATTGCTTCCCTTGATCAGTAGGGCTTTGGCTATGCTGTGAGATTTACCGCTTCCTCGACCGCCGTATAGCACCTTATAGCGCATCGGCTTAAACAGGAATCGTACCTTCTCAGGTAGCTGAAGTGGGATTATTGTCGTTGCCATTCACGAACTCGATCTGGAGTACCTTCTTTACGGCTTCATCCATCTCGCCCACCAACACAGATTGACTGGGCTTGCCGTAGGCACGATTAAGGATAGACTCGCACGCCTTCAGCCTGATGTTCTCGTCTTCGCTCTTACGCATAAGAGTGACCAGATTCTTCAGGGCTTCCTCAGAGTGCAGACGGCATAAGCCAGTAATGTCACGCAGTAGCTGTGGTCTCGGTCTTGCAGGGCAATCCGCTTTTTCGGCTAAAAAGTTTTCGTTTACAGTCTTCATAGACCACCTTACGGTGCTTCAGCGACCAGACGGATGCGCACAATGAACTTACGCTGATACGACTCAGCATGGTGTGGATCGGAATGCGCCGTAGTGTAAGTGGTACACACGGCTTCCGTAGTATCGCCCACGGTGTATCCGATCTGGCTTGGTTGCTTTGCCTTGATCAACGCCGATACCTCACGCCCAATGACCGACTCGCTGATCAACTCCAAACCATCGCCAATCGCCCAGACTGCGCTGTCTGGTGCATATTTCATCAATACAGTAACAGGCAACTGCTCGCCCACGATCATCTCGTAGGCAAACGGTCGAACGGCTTGGTCTTCAGTTAGTATTACGGTTTTCATATGCCAGTGGTTGTCCGTCTTCGCAAAGTAAATAGTATGTGTTGATGCCTGTCTGCGCTAACAGCAACTGCGCACGATTACGGTCATCGGTGAATCTTGGTTGTATTACAAAGTTTACACTATCGCGCTGTCCATTTGCATAATAGCCTGTCAGCGTAATTTTGCAATTAAAATCTGTGCAACAGTAACCATTGATCTCTGCTTGGTCGATCACCACCAATCATCAGACAATAACGCCTTGTGAACGGGCATACAAGGTAATCGTGCCAGAACTTACGGTCACGCCGTCTTTCTTAATGGCAACACTTCCGCTATCGGTAACCGTCTGTCCAACGGTAGATGAAGTGCCTTGTGCGCTAATTGAGAAATAAACTTCGCCTGTATCTGCCAAAGAGTATGTGCCGTTAGTCACTACACTAAAGCCACTAAGCACTACGGTATAAGTGCCAGACGGTGCGGTTTCAGACGGAACTACCCAGTCGTAATAGGCGTATTCTTTAGGATCGCCCAGAGCAAGAGCCTGCCCGACCACAATCTTTCCTGCCGTAATTGGATGGCTTCTGCCGTAGATGTAGAAGTCGGATACAGCTTCATCTGTCCACGGAGTGCGCACCTCAGAAGCAATAGTACCGAAATTAGTGACAAACGGATTAGCTGACACATTAACTGCCGAAGTAATCGTCATGTCAATGCTGTACGGAATATCAACAGAGTTGTTTATGTAGGTGACGATAATGTTAGGAACTGTAGTCGCACTGCTTGCTGTTGAAGTCTTAACCAAACGAAGCCATACGCCAGAAGCCAAACTATATTCTGTACCTTGAACAATAGTTGCCCATGTAGAGCCACCATTTGTGCTGACCTCAATGCTACTAAAGGCAGGCTCAACGCCTGCCAGACCAAACTTGACCTTCGGGGTAACCAGAGCAGAAACATTGGTATTCCATCGAGTCCATGCCAAAGATGTGGTTGCGCCATCAAAGTCCATGTACCCGTTTGCTAGAAACTTGACATAGGTAGTGTTGGTGGTCGAGCCACCAGACGGGTTACTTGTGGTCTTTGAGATAACGACAGGGGTTACATCGTACACAAAGCCTTGATCACCGCTACTACCGCCACCACCGCCAGTACCCGTAGGGAATATCTTGATATTGCCGATCCACACCTCTTTAATAGGGGTGCTACCCTTGTAAAGTTCTTTAATCAAGTTACTGCCGTTTAATATCTGACCCATGTTAAATCCTTAAGGTGGTGCGCCGACATTGCTGTGGGCTATCAATGTTAATACATTTGTGCTTGTTGTGCTTACTACTACGGAATCTACTAACCGCCTGACCTCTGCCTTTACAGTAATAGTCCTTGTCAGGTTTACGCCATTGTCTGCCGTAGCTGTCATGCTTATCTCGGCATTTAGTTCTTGCCATGTATCAAAAGTACCAACTATATCGCTAGAACCTGAACCGCTTGTGGTGTCTGACATCTTGGTAAATCGAGCCTGATACACACTTCTTGGTGTTCCCGTAACCCAGTCCTTTGTGAAGTCTAAAGTATTTCCTGTGCCGACCATGTCGCCACTTGTATTTACCTCAAGACTGACTGTTGACCCAAGCGCATTGTACTCATTGTTTCGCGCTGTCCCTGCCGTTACGGTTGCCACATAACTTTCAACAATTTCTGCGCTATAAAAGTTGGACAGGGATATAGTTCCGCTAGTTGGCACATTAGGTGCGGTATCTGTTGTTAATACATAAGAACCGCCCTTGTAATACTCAGACAGCGAGTGTGGCGTAGCACCGCCAAACATCTGCGCTACCTGAAGCACACTTATTGTGCCACTACTCGGCAGAGCCATCGGCTTTTACCGCTTCAGTCGTTACAGTTGGTTTAGCCCACGGCAAGCCTTGAGATACAGGTGGGGTTTTTTGCATTGCAATATTTTGCGCCAACGATTTCTCGGTGGCATCCTTGTCAACGCCAGAATCCCAACACCATTTTAGCACATCTGCCTGAGTGACATCAGCGTATGGGATTATGAGCGAGCCTTCAGGCCATGAGCAGGTTGAGTAGATAGATGCTGTGTATTTGCCGTCAACTGCGGTTGCAGTCCAATGGGCAGTCGTGATATCCCCGTCTGCTGTGAGAAAGTCGGTTTGGGTGATAGTCCACTTGTATTCGATAGCCATGTTAGTTTCCTTTGAGTTGTTCAATGGTTAGTTTCAGTTCGTTGATTTGACCTTGTTGCTCTTTTACCGCTTGAATCAGTAGGGCGATGGTTGCGTTGTAATCCACAGCCTTCACCTTGCCATTATCGAACACCGCTTCTGGAAGCACCTGCTCAATCTCTTGCGCGATAACACCTGCGTACTTGCGCTCTTTGTCCTCTAAGTCGGTACGGGTGTAGGTGACACCACGGATTTGATTCAGCTTACCAATCGCGCCTACGATGCTTTCGACATTATCCTTGACCCGAATATCTGAGTAAGCCGTGACATTGCCACTTGCAAGGATAGAACCACCGACCTCTAGCTTTTGGCTAGGCGAACTTGTGCCGATACCAACATCGCCAGATGCGTTAATGCGCATCCTTTCATTAGTTCCGTTGCTGAAGCAATAACAGCCGTACCAGATGATGCTTCGCTAACTACAAGTTTCCCAAGTGATGCTGTTGCGCCTGCGCCTACAAGCACCTTGCCTGCGCTGTCGATGCGCATACGCTCTGTGGTATTAACATTAAATGTTAATCCAGCACTATCAGCACCGCCACCCCTTAAAAACCCGATGTGTGTTACTGGGTTTGTAACTCCTGAATAAAACAAACCTACTTTAGCTTGTTCTGTACCTGTTGTTGTTCCAGAGCCATTTGCGAATCCTGCCCTAAACCCTCCGTCTGAGTTTCCTTGTGTAAAAAGAGAAGCAGAGTCGTAATATATCGGTGCAAGAACATCGGTGTTAATACTAAAGCCAGTTGATGCAATAGTGGCGCGGTTAGTTCCATTTACAAAAAATTGATGGTTTAAGTTTGCGCTGTATTGTACCGAAGCGCCGTTTTGCCCAATTCCACCGATTGATGAACCGTACCATTGAAAATCAATATATTTATTGTTTGCCAAAAAAGCATTTAGTATTGCATTTGTTCCATTTTGTTCTGAATATATTGTCCCGTTGACAGTTAATTTATGGGCAGGCGAACTTGTACCAATACCCAAATTCCCACTAGCATCTAGCGTCATCGCCTGTGTGAAGCTAATAGCGTTGCCTGCTGTTCCTGATGGGGCGTTGTACCAAGCGTGTTCTCCGTTAAATTGACGATAATTTACGGCAGGCTGACTTGATACATACCTAAAAGTCGAATCGCTATCTTGGAAAAAAGAGTTGTTAGTCAAAAATACAAAAGGAGATGATGAGTATGACAGGGTGTTTCCTGCAAGAGCGCCACCCCTGTTCCCTACCTGAACAGCTTTGAAATAATTTAATGCGCCCCAAGCACTAGGAGTAACGCCCAAGCCAAGGTTGCCTACGCTGTCGATACGAGCGCGTTCGGTGACATCGGTTGAATTACTAGACCTAGTTCCAAATGTTATTGCAGAGCGACCATC